CATTCGAGGAACTTAGAGGGCTTTTTGAGACAAAGGCGCTAAGCAAGTACGTCAAAGACATAAAATCTGCGATAGGGCGAGAAAAAATCATTCTTTTTAACGGCGGAAGAATCGTGTTCGTTGCCAGGACAAGGAACGGCGGCCGTGGCCTACACGGTGACTGCTTAATTTTTGACGAGGCGCAGGAGCTGACAAGCGAACAGCAAGCGTCTTTTCTTCCGGCAATATCCGCCTCACAGAATCCGCAAACAATTTATTTAGGGACACCACCGGACGAGAACTGCGACGGTGGTGTTTTTCGTGGAATTCGTGACAAGGCACTTGGCGGAAAGTCGAAGGCCACTTCTTGGACAGAATTTTCAGTCAAAGAGATTGGAGATGTGACAGATAAAAAGCGGTGGGCGGCCACAAATCCAGCCCTAGGCAGAAGGATCCTTCTGACAACCATTCAATCAGAATGCGAACAGATGGACGCAGACACCTTTGCCCGGGAACGTCTCGGATGGTGGAGCGAGGTCAGGCAGTCAGAAGAATACGCCATTCCAAAAGATTTATGGATGGCATGTGCTTCCGAAGATAAAAAACCGGAAGGCAAAACAGCGTACGGCGTGAAGTTCTCGCTTGACGGATCCGCCGTCGCGCTGTGCGGGGCTGTCTGCCCAAAGGATCAGCCTGCCAGAATATCACTGATAAAACAGGCGAACACAGGGCAAGGTCTACAGTGGTTGGCGGATTGGCTGAACCAGAGAAGCAAAAAGGCTTCATGCGTAGTCATTGACGGGAAAAACCATGTGGACTATTTGATTGAAAAGATTGAAAAAACATGGAATTTCAAAGACTCAATTATAACGCCTTCCGGCAAACACGTAGTTGCGGCCGCCAGCCAGCTGATAAACGAACTGACGGAAAAAACCGTAACTTGGTATAAATTCCAGGAAGAATTGTCAGAGAGCGCAACAACGTCAACCAAACGTCAGATATCTGGCGGCTGGGGATTCGGCGGAGAAAACTCCATAGCCATAGAAGCCGCCGCCCTGGCATTGTGGGGCGCGAGAAACAGTAGAAGAGACCCGACAAAAAGAATGAGGATCGGCTAATGAGAAATTTTGCATTCGGCCGCGTGGACGGCCTGCCGGAAGAAGAGCAGGAGAAGCTCAACCGGCTAAAATACATTTACGATTATCACCGGTATCCGAACAAGGTGAAAGCCCATTATTACGATGGAGACATAAGGCTGAGCGAGGTGAATTTAGGCATCGCACTTCCGGCAAATCTTAGAAAGTTAAAAATCGGATGCGCGTGGGGAACAAACACGGTTGACGTTCTGGCCAGAAGATCCATGTTTGATGGATTTGTGGCAGACGATGGCGGTGCGTCGGAACTCATGGCGCGGATCGTTGACAGGAATAATTTGATTCCGGAGTATCTGAAAGCCTGCCAGGACGAATTGAAATACGGGTGTTCCTTTGCTTCCGTCAGCGGCACAACCGGAGCGGCGCGGATCCGCTTCATATCACCGGAATGCGCCGCAGCAGCTTGGGATGAAAAGAACGGAAGAATCGGCTACGCGTTCGCGTTCGAGGATTTGCGGGATGATGAAAGCAATAAAGACTGGATCCCGGAATATGTAAATTTGTATACAGATACAGACACATGGGAATTGCACCGCATTGGAGGAAGATGGTTTGCACAGCGCTATCCGCACAAGTTCGGAGCTCCGATGATTGAGCCTCTAATCTGGAATGCCACAAGCTCAAAACCTTTCGGGCAGTCGCGGCTGAAAAAGCCAATCCGATCACTGATTCAGGGGTACATCCGGACGGTAGCAAATGCCACCATAGGACTTGAATTCGCCACTAGCCCGCAGAAATATCTGCTCGGTGTAACTGATGATATGTACGATTCAGTTATTGACAATAAGTTCAGGCAATACGTCGGGAGCATCCTGACAGCGACGCAGAATCCAGAGACAGGTCAGAATCCAGCATTCGGGCAGTTACAGCAGGGCAACATTGAACCGCATATACAGATGATGCGGCTTCTTGCCACGCAGTTTTCTGCGGCCACAGGGCTTCCGGTGACGGATACCGGCGTCATCAATGACGCGAACCCGGCAAGCTCTGACGCCATCACGGCACAAACTAAGACGCTTGTGGCCATGGCGGAGCGGCTGAACCAGGAAAACGGCGAGAGGCTAAACAGCATCGCTAGAATGGCGCAGGCAGTTGAGCTGAACACTACGCCGGATTCCTTGCCGGAAGAAAACAAAAACGTAATTGCGCACTTCAAGAATCCTTCAATGCCATCTGTGGCTGTGACTGCAGACGCCGCCATAAAAATAGCGTCGGTGCGGGAAGGGTTTTCAGAAACAGATGTTTTCCTTGAAATGCTAGGTTTTGACCAGGCGGACATCAGGAGAATTAAAGCACAGGAACAGCGGACGCGGGGAATCGCGCTGCTGAATGAGGAAATTGCATAGATGGCAAAAAAAGAAAGCTACAAAGAATTTGTTGAAAAGTTCAAGCCAAAAAAGACAACAGACGATTGCTATACGCCTGATTTGATCTATGAGGCAGTGGCCGGATATGTGGCAGATCACTACGGGCTTGACCGGAATAATTTTATACGTCCGTTCTGGCCGGGCGGAGATTATGAAAAAGAAGACTACACAGGGAAAATCGTTGTTGATAATCCGCCGTTTTCAATTCTTGCAAAAATAAGAAGGTTTTATCTGGAAAACGGAATAAAATATTTCCTTTTCGCTCCAGCACTAACGATATTTTCCGCCACGATTGAAGACACAGCGGTTTTTGCCGGAGGGAAATTAGAATACGAAAACGGTGCAAAGGTAAGAACGGCATTTTGTACAAATTTAGAGCCAGACACATTATGCCGGACAGCTCCGGAGCTGCAGAGAAGGATAAGCGAGGCAAAGGAGAAGATATCCGAAGAGCAAAAAAAGAAGTTTCCAAAATATCAATATCCAGATAATGTCATTTATGCCGCTAAAGTCGGGACGCTTGCGGATCACGGCGTGAGCTTCCGCGTTCGGAGGGAAAGCGCGCACTTTATCCGGCAGCTTGACGCGCAAAAGAGAAGCAAAAAAACAATTTTTGGCAGTGGTTTTTTGATTTCATCAAAAGCGGCAGCAGAAAAAGCGGCAGCAGAAAAAGCGGCAGCAGAAAAAGCGGCAGCAGAAAAAGCGGAAGTTTTTGAGCTTTCGGAAGAAGAAAAAGAAATTATAAAACAGCTCGACGCCTCGGAAAGCGTGGTGACCTGATGGAGATCTCTAAGTCATTATGGCAGTCATACATAGAAAAGATGCGAAAGTGCAACAAGGCCGCCTCCGGGCAGATGGTGGAGTACATCCGCAAGCACGGGCTTGACGATGCGCAGGCGGTGATTGAGTACGGATATGCGCTTGCCACGAAATACGGCGAAGGATCCGCCGCGCTGGCCGCGGAGATGTATGACTTAATCGCAAAACTGCAAAAAGTTGCAGTTCCTGCGGCGGAACCCGCCGCAACGGCAACTCTGTCAGAAGCAGGGTCGGCAATTGGCGGAGCGATGAAAAAATCACAGATCCCGGTATATATTGGCGGAGCCGTGGAGCGCCTGGTAAAGCAGGCCGGGGCGGACACCATGATAAAAAATGCGAAGCGTGACGGGGCTATGTGGGCATGGATCCCGTCAGGCGACACATGCGCGTTTTGCCTGACATTGGCATCCCGCGGGTGGCAGCATGCATCTTCCAGCCAGATAAAAGGAGACCACGCGCAACACATTCACGCAAATTGTGATTGTAATTTTTGTATCCGGTTCAATCGGGATCTGGATGTGGCTGGCTATGATCCGGATGAATTGCTTGACAAGTATTACAGCGCTGACGGGATCAGCGCGCAGGACAAAGTTAATTCCTTGCGGCGGATAAACTACGCAGAGAACAAGGACAAAATAAACGCGCAAAAGCGGGCGGCATATGCCGCGAGAAAAGAAGCAAAAGAAGCGACTACTAAACAGTAGTTGCTTTTTTTATTGGCAACGCGTGCCTTAAACGCGGATAAAAATGCACTCATTGGAGGAATAAAGACATGGCAGCAGAAGCAACAGGAGCAGAAGTCAGCACAAACAATAACCCGACTGCAGGGGAAGAGCAGGGCAAAACGTTCACCCAGGAACAGGTTAATTCCATCGTTGAGGAACGGCTTGCGCGGGAATCCAAAAAATACGCGGATTACGAGGAGCTGAAAAACAAGGCGGCAGAGTTTGACAAACAGCAGGAGGCAGAAAAATCCGAACTGCAGAAAGCTACCGAAAAGAGTGAAAAACTCGAGGCCGAACTAAACCAGTTGAAGCACGCGGATGAATTACGCGGGATCCGCTCAAAAGTATCAGAAGAGACCGGAGTACCGGCCACACTTCTGACCGGAGAGGATGAGGACACCTGCAAGAAGCAGGCGGAGGAAATTCTGAAATTCGCAAAACCGGAATACCCGGGGATCAAAAAAACGGAAACAAATACAAAGCCGAAAGCAGGCGGAAGCCCGGATTATATGCGGGAATTCGCAAAAGAGTTTTTCGGTAGATAAAAGTGGAGGAGTAACATATGGCATCTTTAATTACTACAGATTTTAACCTTCCGGCAGAGATGTCTGAAGGCATTTTTAAGAAGGCGCAGACCGGTTCTGCAATTGCGCAGTTGTCCGGCGCAACACCGCAGAAATTCGGAAAGCAGACCGTTATGGTTCTGACTAGCGCGCCGAAAGCGGAAGTTGTTGGAGAGGGCGCAAACAAGGCGCCGACCCCGACCGCGTACACCACAAAAACAGTAAGCCCGATCAAAGTCCAGACTACCATGCGATTCTCGCAGGAAGTTATGTGGGCCGACGAGGATGCGCAGATTGGTGTCCTGCAGGATCTGGCAGAAAATGCAGGGATTGCACTTGCCCGCGCGCTGGATCTTGTAACCATTCACAAAATCAATCCGCTGACCGGAACCGTGTCCAGCCTTGTGACCGAGGGCGTAATTGACGCTACTCAGTCCACAACTCTGAGCGGCACCAAATACGATGCGGCGGTTGAAGCAGCTGCAGGGCTTGTTATCTCTGCGGGATACACTCCTACAGGGATTGCGATGGATCCTACCCTGTCCTTCGGCCTTGCAACCATGCGAGACACAACCGGGCGCCGACTGTATCCGGAATTAGGATACGGCCAGAATGTGACCGCGTTTGAAGGAATGAACGCCGCTGTATCCAGCACAGTATCCGCGCCGGAAGCGAAAACCGCGACCAATCTTCTTGGCATCGTTGGCCAGTTCGACGCGATCCGCTGGGGCGTCCAGAGAGACATCGCCGCGCATCTGATTGAGTACGGCGATCCGGACGGCCTGGGCGACCTGCAGAGAGCTAACCAGGTGGCAATCCGTGCGGAAATCGTTTACGGCATCGGCATCATGGATATGGCTGCGTTCGCGAAAATCGTGAAGGCAGGAGCCTAATGCGATATCGCTATAATCCGACCGGGACAATCGTGGAGTCTGACAGCGCGTTAGACTCCATTTTATTTTCACCGGCAGACGTTCCGGAAGAAAAAGAAAAACCGGTGAAAAAAGCACCAGCGAAAAAGGCAACAGGGCGGGTGAAAAAAACATGTACGCAGAAGTCGCAGAAGTAGAAGCGGGATTCCGGACGCTAACAGCCGATGAACGGAACATTTGCCAGAAGATGTTGGAAGAGGCCGACGTAATTATTGACGCATACGGAGCTGGGGCGGCTATTGGCAGGAAAAAGCTTGTATCCTGCCGCATGGTACGCCGGGCGCTTGGAGACGGCGACAGCGACAGTACGTTCCCTATTGGAGCGACGCAGGGCAGCATGTCGGCGCTTGGGTATTCCCAGTCATGGCAGTATTCTGGCGGAGGTTCTGGCGAGCTTTATCTTTCAAAGCTCGAAAAGAAACTTCTCGGAGTTGGCGAGAAAATCGGCGCAAGAAGCCCATTGGAGGATTTGACCGATGATTAAAGGTATCCAGGTAAAAATCTACGTGAAAAAGCAGACAGGCGCGGATCCGTTTGGCGCGCCAGTTTTTGAGGAGACCGCAGAGACCGTTGAAAATGTCCTTGTTTATCCGGCAAGCGCGGACGATGTGGTAAACAGCACGTCCTTGTATGGGCGAAAAGCCGTATACACGCTTGGAATTCCAAAAAGCGACTCTCACAACTGGGAGAACGCAAAAATTGAATTTTTTGGCGATACCTGGCGGAGTTTTGGCATACCGCTGAAAGGCATAGACAGCATGATTCCGGGGAAGTGGAATCAGAAAGCGATGGTTGAGCGTTATGAGTAGGGCAAGGGTAAAAATTAAGTTGAACCGTTCCGGCGTTCGCGATCTCCTGAAAGCGCCGGAAATTACAGACAGGTGCAGACAGAAGGCAGAACAGATTGCGGGGATTTGCGGAGAAGGATATATAACCGAAAGCGCCGTTTTCCCGGAACGTATCGGATCAGTGGTAAAAACTGACAGCCCGAAAGCGTATTACAGCGAGTTGAAGCATAACAGGCTTCTAAAAGCGCTTGGAGAGGTTACGGAATGATCGAAACAACATTGCGGAATTATCTTGCCAAAGCGCTGTCAGCCCCTGTGTATTTAGAACTTCCGGAGAACCCGCCAGATACATTCGTTTTGCTGGAACGAACTGGCGGAGGCGGCACCGATCATGTCAAGCGGGCGACGTTCGCCATAAAGTCATACGCCGGAAGCATGTACGCGGCGGCTGCTTTGAATGAGCTTGTGAAAGATGCGCTTGCATCATTTGGCTGGAATGAGTCTGACATAAGCGGCGTCAAGCTTAATTCTGATTACAATTTCACAGACACAACTACAAAAAAATACCGGTATCAAGCGGTATTCGAAATTAAATATTACGAGGAGGGCTAAAAATGGCTACAAACGTTTCAGCTGATAACGTAAGCACGGGCGCGCCGAAAGTTGGCGGCGCCGTTTTTTATGCGCCGGTCGGCACAGCTCTGCCAACGGACGCGAAGACACCACTCGACGAGGCATTTCTTTCTGTTGGGTACATTTCGGAGGATGGAGTAACTTTTTCCGAGTCCCGTGAAAGCCAGGACTTTAAGGAATGGGGCGGATCAATTGTCGGAACGCAGCAGACCGAAAAGAAGGACACAGTAAAATTCAAAATGATTGAAATTTTGAATGTGAACGCCTTAAAGGCTGCATATGGCACAAAAAACGTGACCGGGGACCTGACCGCCGGAATGACTGTTGACCACACCAACAGCGAGCCGGAGGAACTGTCCTGGGTGTTTGAGATGGTAATGCACGGCGGAATCCTGAAAAGAACAGTAATTCCGAAGGCGAAAATTACGGAGCTGGGCGACGTGAATTACAAATTGGAAGACCTGGCAGGGCTTGAAACAACCATGCAGGCGCTTTACGTTGGCAATTCGAGCCACAAAGATTACTACCTTAAGCCTACGGCGTAAATCGGGAGGAATTAAATGATTACAGGAGAGACAAAAGACGGATTCAAATTCGAAATTGAAGATGCCGCCATGGATGATATGGAGCTGCTGGAAGCCCTGAAGGACTTTAGCAGGAACGATGACCTTTCTGCAGTGCCCGAAATCTTTGAACGGCTTCTTGGCGCCGATCAGAAGAAAGAACTGTATGAATTTGTGCGCGATCCGGAAACAGGGCGCGTCCGTGCGACAAAGGCTAGCGAGATTTTAACGGAGATTTTCGACATTGCGAACGAAGCGGAGGACACCGGCTTAAAAAACTGTTAGTCCTTGCGTCGATGCTTGCGGCGGATCCGGATGCACTGCTGTGTGATCTGGCAGAAACATATCGTATTTACGATTTTCACGCGCTTCCGGTTCGGCTGCTTGCCACACTTGCGGCAGGATTAAAGGCAGACGCAAGGATAAATAAAAAAATATCTGGAATTAAATACGATCTAAACACTTTGATGCTGGCGGCAATTGCCGACAGGCTGACAGTGCTGCAGTGGATCATCATTCAGATGTCTGGCGCAGACGCCGGGCGGATGCCGGATTCAATTCTGGACCAGCTCATTTCTGGCCAGAGCGTCAAGATTTCAAACAACATGGCGTTTTCCAGCGGCGCGGAGTACGAAGCGGCCAGAGAAAAAATATTAAGTGGAGGAGGTGACGGCGATGCCTGATGTAGCGCAGGCATATGTGCAGATCATCCCGACAACGCGCGGGATTGGATCACAGCTGAATAAGGGCCTCGGGGAAGAGTTCGGGCCGGTGAGCGAAAAAACCGGAAAAGATTCCGGAAAGAAAATCGGCGGCGGGTTGAAGGCGACGCTTCTAAAGACCGTTGGTGGAATTGCCATCGGCGCGGCTGTTGCCAAAGGAATTTCGACGGCGATCAATCAGGGCGGGAAGCTGCAGCAGTCCATAGGCGGCGTTGAAACGCTTTTCAAAAAGTCGGCGCCGGTTGTAGAAGCCAATGCCAGGAAGGCGTTCCGTACAGCCGGGATGTCAGCTAACGACTACATGGAGAACGTCAATAGCTTTGCGGCGTCTCTTGTGCATTCCACTGGTGGCAATACAAAGCAGGCCGCAGGCCTCGCTGACACGGCCATGAAGGATATGTCTGACAACGCTAACAAGATGGGTACTGACCTAACTTCGGTTACACAGACATACCAGTCGTTAGCGCGCGGTAACTACGCAATGCTGGACAACTTGAAGCTAGGGTATGGTGGAACAAAGTCAGAGATGCAGCGCCTGATGAAGGACGCTGAAAAGCTGACCGGCGAGCATTACACTGTCGGAGATTTCGGCGATACGGTGAAAGCGATCCACGCAATACAAGGGTCACTTGGGATTACCGGAACAACGGCAAAAGAAGCGTCCACAACGCTTGAAGGCTCTTTCAACCAAATGAAAGCGTCCGCGCTTGATTTCATGGGCAATTTGGCCATTGGTAAGAACGTAGGCCAGTCGTTCTTGAACATGTTGAAATCGGCGTTAAACTTTGTTTTTAACAACTTCCTGCCGCTCTTGCTGAACACGATCACAAGCCTCGCGAAGCTCGCGACGAAAGGATTGAAAAGCCTAATTGATGGGAGCGGAGGGAAAGCCTTTGACGGCTTAGGCGCTAAAATTGTGTCATGGCTAAAGCAGAATATCGTTCCATTCATGGGAGCGCTGGGCGAATTGGGCCTTGTGTTGCTTCAAGCGATCTGGAAAGGCCTGCAGATAGCTCTTCCAAAACTTGGCGGGCTAATCCTAAAAGGTTTGGCGGCGGCGTTCACAGCGGCAATAAACGGGTTGAAATCACTTCTTGTCGTGATCCTTCAGGCGCTTTTATTCCCGTTCACATCCGTTGCAAAACTTGCTGTTGCGGCGTTTGGTGGAATTAAAAAAGGCGTTGTCTCGGTTGTTAAGGCAATGGTAAATGCGGTCAAGAAGGCATTTTCCGGCCTGCAGAAAGTCGTTTCGACAATCTGGAAGGGCATCAAAACGGCGATCACGCTTCCATTCAAAGGCGCACAGCGAGTTGCGAGCGTTACGGCGCGGGCAATCAAAACGGCCGTTTCACTGGCGTTCCGCGGATTGCAGACAGTGGTCCGGGCGGTATGGGCTGCGATCAAGCGTTTTATTGTTACGCCGTTCAAAGCTGCATATTCCACTGTAAGATCAGTAGCCAGCCATATCCGGTCCGCAGTATCTACCGCATTCGGAGCAGTCAAAAGTACAGTATCCAGAATTTGGAATTCGATCAAAACTGCCATTACGCATCCGATCAGTGCGGCATACAGCACCTTGAGCGGGATCTTTGGAAGGATCCGCTCTCTGTTCTCGAACGTATTTAAGTTAAATCTTAAAATTCCGAGAGTCAGCCTTGACGGAGGCAAAGCCCCGTGGGGCATTGCCGGGAAAGGGCGTCTCCCGCATTTCTCTGTTAGCTGGGCGGCACGCGGCGGTATCCTCGACGGAGCTACTCTAGTGGGAGCCGGTGAAGCCGGGAAAGAAGCCATTGTACCACTGGAAAGGAATACCGGCTGGATGAACACGCTGGCGGATAAAGTCGCGGCGCGTTCTGCCAATACCGGCGGAAACACCGTTGTTATAAACATGACGGTAAACGGCGCGGACGATCCGGAAGAGTGGGGCAGACGTTTAACCAGAGAGATCCAGAGGCAGTACAGAATGGCGTAAAGGGTTTTTGATAAATGGCGACAAAAAAAAGAACTACAAAAAAACCGCATCACCTTGGAATTTCAAGAAATGGTATGCACTTTACCTTTTCTTGGAAAATCGGCGACAAGGACTACGGAGAAGGCCAGCTGTTGCAGTGGCGCATCAACGGCATGGGCAAAGGTAAGTGGTACTCCATCGCGATCGGGAAGACAGCGACGCAAAAAACGCTGACTTCCCTGACTTCCGCCGGGTTCTATCCATACACGAACAGACGTTTGAATTGGATAGAATTCCGTGTGCGCGGGCGGCGCAAGAATTTTTCTGAAACAAGGAAAGTAAAAAAGAAAAAAGTCACAACAACGTATGTAAGTAAGTGGTCTCCATGGGAGACATACACACTTTCGATTGCGGAGCCGTGGCAGACGGGCGCAATCTCTGTCGAAGTGGATTCATCTGTCAATAACAAGGCAACGTTCACTTGGTCGGAAAACAAATCCGATACGGACAACCGGCCAACAGCTTCATGTAACTATCAAACAACAACAGTAAAAAACATCTGGACAACTGACGGGAGCAAGTACGGCGGATACACTTTGGATGGTGGCGGAACATCCGCGACATTCACTGAGGACTCAGCGGCAATGACAGGGACAAGTCTGACAAGGTTTGTCCGGACTAGCCAGCGCGGCGCTTCCGGGCGTTCCGCTTTCCGTTACGCGTAT